TCAGCCGGAATGTTATCGCCGTCTTTTACACCTACACTGTAACTTCCGCACTCGTTAAGAGACGAAATTAAATCATTGCTAGTCATAAATTGATATGGTTTTTGCACAAAGGCATTTGTAGGATAAGTATAATTTATTCCGCTTTTCACAAATGTAGTACCGTTCCATGAATATAAATAGCCATCTGTAGATAATAAATAGATGTAATTGTGGTTTATCATTTCGTTTATTGAATTGACAATAACAGGCGATTCTTTAATGTAAGGCAAAATTAATGTAGTAAGTTCACCTGTGCTTACCATGTTTTTGATTTTAGTATTAATTTCTTCTTGCACATCTAAGTTGCTAAAGTAATTATTGACAAAATCATATAACGCCTTGTAACTTGTTACAAGTTCGTCCTGCGCGTCAAACATTTCTTTCACCGTCTTAAACAGCACAACAAATTTATTTTCTAGACTCAACGTCCCGTTGAAATCATACGGAATCCCCCGCACACTGGCTACAACTTCACAAGCTTGCGTAATCATCTTACCGAAATCTGGCAACGTAGGAAAATCTGGAATCGTTGGTTTCTCTGCCATTATTATCCTCCTTAATAAAATTGATAGAATAACTCTCTGCAATCATCGCAAATACGCTTGTTAAGATTAAGTATGGTATCTCGGAATCTCTGAATTTCTATAGAGTAACTACCGTCAAATCCCTCATCTTCAATCGTATCATTATTATCTGCATGATACGTGTCATTACTGTTGGTTTTTGTGGTATTCTCTCCATTGCTCACCGCGCCATTATGAATCGTATTCTGTCCCCTATCCATTGTAGATGCGTAATTCGTTCCGGCAAAATTAATCTGCGGGTTGTCTGAATGAATGTTCTGTGTGTCGTTATTTGTATCAGTTGACGTTGTGTTTTTTGCCGTGCTGTCACCGGAGATCACACCTGTTCGCGTATCGTCTTTTGTACTCGTTACTTTTCGTGTACTTTTATGAGTAATCAGCGGGTTGTATTCAAAAGTAATACTCCGGTACAACTGTTCATAGTATGGCATATTGAGTGTGAGAATCTTTTTTAGATGATATTGAAATTCTCCGACAGTTTCCAACCCGATCTGTTCTCGAAAATACTGTAAACAGAACGATTTTTCGAACGCAAGTTTTGCGGTTGCATATTCGGGAGCGGAAGCATCGACATAAAACGGAAAGCTAAAATTGAAGATTAAAGGAACGGCGGCTTCGATCATATTATCAATGGTCTGATTTTCAAGTGGTGAAAGTACATGATCGGAAATGACCAACTGCTCAATGGTATTCGTCAATGTTTTCGTTTCGTAGTTATATTCAAGAAACATCATTCCGCCTCCTTATCATCTTCTTTGCTGTCGAAAACATCCGGTCGGTTAATCGGTGTTACCATCTTAGAATTAAAACGTACATGGATATTCAATCCATATAGTTTATTGATAGCGTCCAATCCTCTTTGAATGGTTGCCAGATTTCCGTTTCTCGTCAACTCAATCTCTCCATCGTTGTAACTCGTTTCTGCGGAAACCAGCCGTTCCGGCTTTTCTACGCCGCTTGCTTCGATTCCGAGATCAGCCAGACATTCTGCTACTTCTCTCTGTGCAGCTGTATCAAGTTCGTTGAAAATAGGCTGTACTTTCAAATCAATGGTATCAATCTGAATTTGTTTTCGCAGATCGTTTTTTGCTTTGATAAAAGGAATGTTTTTTACCCATTTTTGGATAAAGTTGTCGATGGATAACTTCTGAGTGCTATCACCGCTGATAACTACAGGTGTCCTCTGCTGAATGACATTGACTCGAGTTGACGCTTTTTTCTCTGCCAGACTTTGTGCATGTAAAATAATACTGTGAATTTCCGGTACAGCAAAAGGTCTAGCAAAAATCAGCGAACTTTCTTCTTTATCCGTTTGTTCGTAATACTGACCGTTCATGGCGTACGCAATCCAATCGGTCGGAATACCATAAATATCCGGTTCGCCTACAAGATTCACGCCGAAAACACCGTACAGTCCTGTAATCGGTTCTTTCTTGAAAAGACACATACCGTTCCACAACAAATAAGAGTTCAGCATCCGCGGCGGAATCTCATCCGGTAAACCGTCATACTCATACCGCGATAATGCCAGATTGACAAACTTGTCAAAAAAGTGCCGGAAATACATTTTTTCTTCCGGTGACGTATTCGGGTTGCTTTCCCAGTGTCCCCACACTTCTTTGTTGCTCACCCGATACGGGTTATTATACATGACATCACCTCCTTAATCATTGGAAAGACCATAGTTTCCAACATCGTCCGTATGCCAGAACGTAACCCCGCGGTTAAACATTGACTGTAAAAAGTTGATATCATCTGTAACGCACGCGCCATGTAATCCACAATTAACCGTTTTGACAAAATTCCAGTTTGACCGCCCTGTGATATTCGGCACTTTGATTCTATGCGTTGCATATCCGTACATGGTGAAATAATCGTCAATTACTTTCGCCATTTCCGGAGTTACACACATTGTCTTTAATGCAATCGTATTACTAAAAAGCGCAGTCTGAACATAACTTCCAGTAGCACTTCCTTTTGCTGTAGGCGGAATTAAATCGTGTTGCTCCATCTGTGCTGAAATATTTTCGCCAAACATAAAATTGCTTACTGTCTGACCGATACTGCTTTCGATGGCTTTTCCGAAATTACCGCTTAATACGTTTGCAATGGTTGATACAACACTTTTTCCAGTATCAATATACTGCTGTTTTGTCTGATAATCCCATATAGGTTGAGACTGTGCCAGCCAGGCTTGATAAGCGTCATTTGTCCACGCGCAGGTAGGAAAATTACTATAAGTAAATGCATATGGCGTATTATCAGTAGGTTCATTTTTGTAATCTTTTGGATATACGTATATAGACGGAATATTTAATTTTACGCCTTGTGCGCCAAAAACTATTTTTTGGTTTTTGAAGTATTCGAGTCGGTACGCATATTGCGTTCCATCGTGCGCATCTGCAATTAAATACGAAAATGGATATTGAAATAGTTTTTTATTTTTTGGAGTATAGCCAGCTAGCGTTGTTGGGAAAGCCATGGTAAAGTTTTGTGGACTTGCAGAAAAGCATAAAGCAGGTGCTTGAAAAATGGATACAATAGCGTCTGCATTTCCGCTTTTAGCATAGGCTTGAATTTTTTGTTTCATGGCAGCAAAATCTGTAGTGTTAAAACAAGTCAAACCAGACATTATTTTTTGATTTAATTCCGGTTCCAATGCAACGCCATTTTCATCCGCACTGGCAATAAGACAATAGTTCATAAGACCAAAACCCATTCCGGCGGAACCATTTACAATGTATTCTCCAGTTTCCAGATTTTCGGGAACTAAATTTGCTCCGACTGCATCATCTGCTTTGGCAACGTGTTCTCGTTCTACATAGCACGGCTGTAATACCACATCGTAAAAACTGTTCTGGAAACGATCGGGTTCGAAATAAATCTTAAAACTTCCGTCACTCAACCATTCTACCCTTGTAACAAAACCGAAATACCACTCTTCCGTATACGGCTTGTTTTGAAACGCAATGTAATTGCTTTTCAAAAACTCACTCTCATTCCCTTTCCCCTTATAAGTCAGTTCTCCCCATCTCACTGGCGCGGACTGCTGAAAAGTATGGATTGCTTTTTTTCTTACGTGCGCCAGACAACCTGCTTTTCCGTTTTCGTAGTATCTTACGTGTTCATAATCGTTTCCCCATTCAATCCCGCTAGCCAAAATAACAGTTGTCTGCGGGGAAACTGCCGCCACATCGGATTGCGGCGGCATCGGAATGAAATTATCCATGTTTCCTCCCTCTTACTTAATCTGTCGTAAAGTAAATGGTTGACGTTTTGGAAGAATTGAATCGGCTTGTAATCACAACCCGCACACTTTCTGTTATGGCTGCTTTCGTCTTCAGATTCTTTTCGTCTTTTGCGATTCGAAGAATTGTTGTTCCCGGGATCATAAATGTATCAGCGGAAGAATTACCCTCTACTTTTACGTCAATCGCTTTATCAGCTACGCCCGTAGACTCAACAGAAAAACTTCCGCCAAAGTCAACATCTGTTCCGGCTTTCACCCGTCCCACGTTACTTGCGGTAATGTCAGAAACAAGAACCTGTTCGGTCGTAAACACGATGATCGGATAAAACAGGGAATAAGAGAACATCTCTTTTACTGTATACGTACTGTTCCAACGCAGTCCGCGATTAACGTTATCCTGTACCATCATGCGATACTGTTCGCGGATTTTGAAGAACCGCTTGTCAACCAATACTGCTACAATACCCTCAGCATCGTTAAAGTTATCAATTAAAACCTGCTGTGCTTTCGGAATCATCCGATCGAGATTATACGCGCTGGCATAACTGTCAACATTCATCGCGGCTTTGGTATCCGGGTCAACAAACAGAAGAATGGTATCTTCTTTTGCCGCCGATGTTGCTCCGGCGAAATTGTACAGCGGGTTCGGGAACTGAATTTTGTCAATGTAAGACTGAATCTGTTTTGCAAGTGCGTTCGCGGATGCTTGATCCGTAACGGCATCCACATGAACCGGGTAAATCTGTCCCGCACGTTTTGCAGATGCAATCAGTTCTTTCGCGGTTGTGAACTCATCCCAGTTACAAGCGGAAACGACACTTTCCACTTTTGCCTGAACTAGACTTCTGAGTCCGTAATCATCAAGGAACGCGCCGCGCATATCCTCAAACCAGATCGTCACCGGATAATCGTTATTAAAATTGATTACATGATACAGAGCCATGATGTAACTGTCATAAATGGCGGTCGCATCTTCGATGCTGATGTTCGCATCGTGCGCATAACCCTGTGCAAAGTTTACGTAAACTTCCTGTTCTCCGTTTCCATACGGCATGGCGTTACTGTTCAGCACGCGCAGAGGATTTCTAAACGCTTCCGTGCTGATCGACTGACTGGCAATCAGATTCACAAGAGCCGGAACGAGTTCGTTTCTTGCCATCGGGTTGTAAGGATCGGTTAAAGTTTTTGCGATGTCGGCAATATTTTCACGGGTTGCAACCGGGACTCTGTCACGGTAGTCAACACTCATAGTCTGACGCACGGCGTTCAGCATATTAATATTGGTCATATCAAGTTTTTCTTCCATTGTTTCACTCTCCTTTTCCGCTCAAAATGAGCTGAGACATATCAAGATCATTAATACTCGTTGCGGTTTCTTCCGGCGCATTTCCGCCAAACTCAGTTACTTTTGTGATACTTCCACCGTGAGAAAGATCAGACCAGCGGCTTTTGATTTCGGCAACTGCGGAATCATACTTTCCTTTCAGTTCGTCCCGTTCCGCAACCAGTGCGTCACGTTCGGACATCAGTGCTTCAATGTCGGTATCTTCTGTTTTGATTTTTTCGCTGATGGCGGCGATAGCATCACCGTGTGTTTCGATGTTTCCGATATCGGCTACGATTTCCGACCAATACTCTTCAAGTGTCATGTTAAAACCTCCTTTTTAAATTGGGATATAACCAGATCGGCATTTTATGCCGTTTTGGTTTCATTGGGTGTGGCGGCTCGGGTGGCTCGGGTTGCCCAGTGGACAAATACCGAAATACCATAACCGCGTTGTTCAAACGTTCGGAATCAGATAGATACCGATTCCCAACGATCCATCCGGTAATTGCAGAATCTTTTGCGTGTTCCGAAATGAAATTAAAACATTCATGTGCTTTTTCCTGCCGGAACGCAAGTGTTCCATCGTCACTGATACCCTCCCACCCTTTCATGTAGGCGGCAGTTAGTGCGTCCAGATCGGTACTGTCACTGTGTAAAAACGCTTGCAGATTTTCGTAAGTACTTGCCGCGCCTACCGAATACCATACATTCTCATATATCAGATATTCTAACTGTGCGTTTCCATCGTCCCGGCTGTACCCGTTTGCGTCCAGCCAATTGAATAACTGTGTGCGGCGGTTGGTATCGGCGTTATCTGTCCACTGACCCAAACCATAACCGGGAGAACCAACGATCATGCCTTGCCATAACCCGGGGTTTACGGTGGATTCCTGCCAAAAGTTGCCACAAATGGAGGCAATCACATACTGGCTGATACCGCTTTGTACCTCAACCGGATATCGGTACAGATACGTCCAAGCACTATATTGGCTCACAAAATTATTGATGGATACCTGTCTTTCGAGCGGGTAACTATCGGTATGTGCTCCCATCGTATACCCGCCGCCGTCTGCTGGATCATACACCATTTCGGTATGACCGGATCTCCACAAAATATCGCCTTTTTTCCATGGCTGGCGTGCAGTTCCTTTCTGGAATCCTGCGCCGATGAGATATCCGTCCATGCTCCGCGTGGTGAACCACGGGTTAGATGCAAAAAACCCGCCGACCGTACAACAGTAACTCATGAGAGAGGAACAGTCATAATAAGTAATGCCGCCTACTGTCTGCCCCTCACGATACGTTTGAGAGTATCCAATGTTTGGATCGTTACAAATTTCGATGCATGTATGATAGGCAAGCGTCAGATCAGCCACGGGTCAGTCCTTCTTTTGCTACGTAACCAGTATAGACAATACCGTTTACAACCGCTTTGACAAGATACCATTCTCCGGTATAATATCCATAGTTTCTAACACTGGTTTCGTCTGGCAACGTTAAGATGATCTTTTTGTCATTCCCAGCTCCCACGCGCAGATTATAACGATCATTGGTATGATAGGCTCCGGCGATTTTCCGGTCAAAACTACGTGCGTATTCGGTTTTGATAGATTGCTCAATTACTTTATGCGGCTTGTCGTTTTTTCCCGCATACCGATAATGCACGGTATTCTCATAAGGCAGATCGTAGTAAGATCGGACACAGATTTCTTTTCCGGTCTGATCTCCCGTCTGCCCATCAATCCCGCCGTTTTCGGACTGGCTGGCGTGGACGATGCGGTTCGCGTCAACCGACATCGTTACATGATGACCAGCCGCAAGGTGAATATCCCCGCGTTTCCACGGTTTACCGCATTTCACAAAACCTGCTTTTTCCAACTGCTCGACAAGATTTCTTGTTGTGCTGTAGCTGCTGACCGGAAAACCAGCTTTTTCAAGTGCCGTTCCCACAAACGATGAGCAATCATAATCGGGACTGTTCCGGTGTACCTGTGAGTAGCCATGCCGATCATCAGCTGCAATCTGTTCCGCCCAAGCAACTGCGTTTTCGATTTTACTCATTCTTTCCACCTCCTAAATGCTGGCATAAAGCGGTAATAGCAAGTGTATTTGATTCGATTGCTTTCTGCAATTCTGCTACTTCCTGCCGATGTAATTCCGCTTCTTTTGATCTGCGTTCTTCTGTTTTGATTCGATCCCAAAAAAGTGCGCCACAACACACAATCGGGAAACCGAGTGTTCCAACCATCTGCGTGATTGACTGTGCAACTGTTACGTCCATCCGTCCACCTCCATATCCTGCCATTTTAACCAGTCATCAATTTCACTTAATGTATCACACATGATAAAATTGTGAATGAACCGGACTGGCGATTTACAATTATACGCGTTGCCATCCATAAAAAAGAAATCCCACAAATAGCGGATGTGAGACTCGTAATTTTCATGTGGGACAATGATTAAAGTGTCTTTTTCGTCCCCTTTATATCGCACGGTATAAGCAAGATAAGCATTTTCTTTTTTCATCATGCTGACAATCATATTAAAAACGATACTTGCCATCTTTGCTCCTTTCTTCCTGTCCATTGAAACAAGGAAACCTTTTGACCTGCCAAGGACAGGGCGGTTTACTCAACCGTGGCAACCCCTTTAAAAGGTTTCCCCGTATTTTATGATACCTCTTTTTTGTCCGTCTGTCAAGTACAGTTGTCCGTTTTCCGCGAACTATTTATAAAGATCAATCCCCAGCAACTCAACCGCCATATTTTTGCTGTCTAGATCGTCAAAACGCAGATATGCTTTCCGGTACGCGTCAACCAGATTTTCAAACAAATAATCGTAGTGTTCCAACATAACCGTGTTTTGCGTGTGATCCCCGTCACGAAAAACCGCGACAAAATTACACGATGGATTATAGTTGTGCGTGATATAAATATACCCCTCTTCATAATATTCATATACCCCATAGCTTTTGCCACTGTGTTCAATGGTAAACAAATACCGCGAACGTCCGGTTGGCTTCTGAACAAATACAGCATCATCAATCAACATCTGATCGCCTACGCTCATGCTCTGCATATAATGACCACCGCGGAACGCTTTCAAAGCGGTGTTTTCCCACATTGCCTTGCTGGCACTGTCATTGTGCGTAAATTCACACACAAAACCGCTACCATGCAGCATTTTGGTTTCTTTCTGATACCGTTTGTGGATGCCGAAAAAAACAAAATAGGGATTGAGCAACGAAATATTATTGGATGCCATCACCAATTTAAACCATCTGGACTGGCTTCCGTTTCCACGGCTGATCGTTAATAATAACGATTGCAGTTTTTCACTTTCCCCTTTTACGTATTGTCCGCTTTCCATAGAAAACTCATCAAAAAATAAAAAGTAAATATCCCGAAAATACGGTGAAAGTTTTTTTACACTGTCTATCTTACTTCCAAAACTAAACGCGCATCCGAATGGCACACCGTCTAGAAAATACCGCACGACATTTCCGTTTTTGTCCAGATTTTTATAGGTAATCACACTACCCAATTTTGGATACATTCGCAACATATCTTCATACATTGCCGCCGCTCCCGTCATCTCCCCTTTCGTTCGGAAAATCCATCCAGTCTGCAAGCCATACTCTTTGCATAAAATACAGCTTGCCGCGGCAAAAGCACTTGTCTTTCCGGCACTACGGTTGGAACATGTAATTGCCACGCCAGCGAAATCACCGTCCACGTCTGGCTCTGAAAACAACCGGATTGGATTGTAATACTGAATTGGCTTTCCTTTATCATCTACCCCCTCAAAATTTACATTATAATCCGCGAAAAGTTTTTCCCATTTAATATCGTTCCAAAAAATCATTGTTTCACGTGAAACATTTTGTTTCACATCCTCCTTTCTATCGTTTTCTACATCCCCAGCACCGCGTCCCGCCAGTTCCCGCCAGTCTCTCCGCAGTCAATCTCACGTTAATCGCACGATGATCGCACGTTTTGCTTGCAGATGGACGGCAGAGAGCGGCAGAGCGTCGCTAGATTTAAAAAAAGAGCTACGCTGGAAAACGTAGCTCTCTCACACGTATGGAGTTTTTTCAAATACACAAGATATAGTAACAATCAACTACAGATAACTTATATTACTCAAGTTGCCGTCCGCCAGTCGGAGCGCGTATTGCATTCATATGTATTTAAGCAAACGGGTTATACTTTTCTGTATCCCCGAACTTGTGAACGTTTACTGCGGAAAGGTAAGCCGTAAATCCCTTGTCGCGGCGGAATTTGCTTTCACCGATGGAGATAAAGAGGTCAACAACTGCTCCTTTGCCCAATTCGTCAACTCTGGAAACTGTGTCGCTTTCTACGCCGTCCTCATAAAAATCTACTTTATAGTTGGTCTGCGCTTTCAAGTAAAGACCAGCTTTGTCGGTTTCTTTCGCCGGAATCCACTTTGCGTCTGCGGCGGCATCTTCGCCAAACTCTTCGATAATTTTTTCGAAAATGGATTTCCTCTGATCGTCAGAGATAGAAACGGAAAGAACACTTTTGCCGTCTTCCTCCTTTGCGTATTTAACGGTTACGTTGTTTAATTTCATTTTAGCTTTGCTCATGAATTTCTCTCCTTTTGATTTAAGTTGTTTTTGTTATGCAGAACCGCGGCGATTTGCTTTGATCATTGTCTTATCTGGTCACTTCCAGACCGCGGGTTGTGTGCTGATTAGTCGTCCAGTCTCTTTGCTTCGGCAAAAAACTGTTCGTCCGGCATCTCGTAGCGGGCGGATACGGTATCGGTTAATACGCAGATGGAATCCTCCGGAAAACCAGCGGCAGTAACAGCGGCGGTTTTTGCTTTCTGCGATTTCAATTCTTCTGTATTCTCAAAAGAGCCGATCACCTGTTTTGTGTTTCTGTCAATAACAGAGTAGATAAATTTTTCGATTTTTGTTCTAACCATTTTTTCTCCTTTCGTTATGTGGCTATTTGTTCTTACAAGTATTATAATAGCAGTTCCTACCAAAAAAGTCAATAGTTAAAATAAGAAAATAAAGAAAATATCCAAAAATAAAAGCAGGATGGAAAGATCGAGTTCTTCCTCATGTAACGCCCAGATCGTTGATAATACTAAAAACATAAAAAACACAAAATATCTCATATCGTCTCCTATTCCGGTAAAACTCCGTCTTGAGAGTTTACCAATACTTCGTAGTATTCATTCGTTACACCTAAAGTATAAGTGGTATCAATGATTCCAATGTTACTTGCTGTCAAAATTTCTTCCCCGTTGATTTTGATGTAATGGGGTTTCGAGTTGTTAAAACAACTGATTGTTCTTCCAACATTTTCCATTCGGCGGCGGAGCCGGAAGTTATTACAGCACTTTATGTTTTCCGCTCCAAGTTTTCTATTCATGCCAGCTACCGTAGACGTAAACCGCACGGGGTCTTTACCAGATTGAGCCGCTTTTTCGTCCCATTCCACACCGCAGTATTTCTTTGCGCCGAGGGTTTTAAACTGGATGTAGAGGTCATCCATATCCCAAACGCCGAGAATGTAACGTTTCTCCCCAACGTCACAAAACGCCGGAATGTCATTATCAATCGCACGTTTTGCCAGTATTTTGTTTTTGGCTTCAAACTCCGGAATATGTATCTCGGGATGCAAGAATTTGATGCTGTCCGTGTCGCAATAGACAACATCCATGCCAACTACGTCAAGCATATCTTGTAACTGCCTCCTTGCATGTGCGGTAACATAGATACCCCACTGGTAGTGCAAAAAGCTGTTTTTTCCCTCGTAGTACGTTTTCAGTGCTTTTTCCGCGTCTGCTTTTTCCCGATGCCATTCACCTGTAAATGAATCCATTTCCCATTCATCCTGTAACAGATCGGTCACACACATTCCGAATGTGCTGTTTAACTTATTTTTAGACTTCATGTATTCATAGACTTTATCGGGATTTCCTTTCAACTGGCTTTTTGCGATAAAAAATGACATCATGGTGTTGCGCATACTATCCGGTAATTTTCCGCGCGCGGCTACGTAGCACTCCGACACGGTAAAGAAATCATAGTCGTATTGATTTTTTATAATCGACAAGTCAATTTCCGTCATTGCAATTTCGCAACAAACAATAGATAACACTCGACCATTATCAATCACACAATCTTTCCCGTGCTTCTGGCACTTCGACAGCGGGATGTATGGTACCGGAATGTTTTCTTTGATACGCAAGTTGTCAAATTGTACCCGCATGATAACACAACGCGTAGCACACAAGTTGTCAAACTGTTCCTGCGTTGTGATCTCAACCGCCCGGAACGCACTCATAGGATAGTACCCCATAGCGATCTGCGCCGGATAACTACTCGAGATGTCCATACTACCCATAACGATTACAGATTCACCCTTTTTCGCCGTGATCGTGTGTCCCACGTGGATGCGGTTGGCGTGGGTGTTACCGCCGCGAAACGCATCTTTGCAGAGTTGATATTGCGGTAAAGTAAGCGCAATGTCGGTAAAGGTATCGGGATAATAGCTTTTATCCGCCTGCATAGCACGGCGGAATTCGCGGCGAACGTAGCCAGTTGAAGTAAGGGGGATTTCTGCTAGATTATCCTCTTTACGTAAAGCGTGGATGCATTCGCATAAACCTCGAACATCGTTGTAACAGTAACTCTGTTCAACATCCGTCAAAGGTGTTTTTGGTGTACGCAGTTTTTTATAGTCATAAGTGTCAACCAGTTTATAATGGATCACGCCCTCGCTGTTTTCGCAAAATTTCGCAAGGCTCATGTTGCTAAGAAAATACGAACACCGGAACTCGATACCGTACTTATACGCATAACATTTCATCACTTTATGCGCATCCCGCGCAAAGATTTCGTCAAATTCAATAAAATCTTTCATAAATTGAAATTCATAGGAAAGATTGTGAACATAAACGACTGCACGTTTCGTATCAGATGTTTTCAAATACAAATGCAGTTTTTCGCAGAATGAAAGAAACTCGTTCCATGTGCGACCAAAACACACGGTATCTTTGATACAAAACTGCCATTGATACAGAAAGGCAGTTCCTTTTACTACTTTTTCACCTGTTTTGTTATAGCGTTCATAATCAAGTTTTTCTAACGTAGTTGTTTCGATATCAAACGCCATTTCTGCATCATAATAAACGATAGGTTTTTTCTTTCTTCCACGTTTGCGGCATTCGCGCAAAGTCTGGAAAGACGAAAACGGAAAATCATTGACCGAATAAATTGTTTCACGTGAAACATTTTCGTTTCCGTTTACGATAACAGGGATATCTAATTCATACATATTTCCACCTACTTTAATTTTGTTCTCTTTTTCTCAAATAATTCTTCTTCCGTTATATATCCATCGAGAAACTTCTGATATTCTTCAAGAATATCTTCTAGTTCGATTCCACTATCATTTAATTTCGATATGAAATCATCAATGATCTGATCGGACGCTACCTGCTTTCGCAGATTTTTTTTGTAGATATTGGAAGTCAGAAAACGATACAAGTCTTTATAGTTATCTTCTGTTACTTCTCCATCAATTTTATTCTTCGACTTGTCAAAACGTCTCTGCATTTCTGCGATCCGGTATCCCTCCAAAGTTGTTTCGGGTGAATTCAGAAAAGCGATCATCATATCCCATTCTTGCCGAATGGATGCATCCGACCGCTTTACGCCTTTCAAAAAACGATCTTTTGATCGCCCTTGTGACGCAAAAAACTCTTTTACGCGCCCATACTCCCATTGGTCGCGCGCGTGTATTTTTTCCAGTTTGGCAAGGCGACTGTTTGCCGCCTGCGCCACTTTAGGTAATTCGCGTTTGATCTGGTCTAAACTAAGATCAAGTTCCTGGTAGATGCTGTAGTCCTTTGAGTTCGGCATTATTCGCACCCCCTTATTATCAATCGCAATTTACCATTTACAATTTCAAAGGCGGTTACTTCTTCTGATAAGAAGTTTTCTGTTCTTTTGGTGTAGAAGTTTACGCAATCCACAGCAAATTCCCCAACTAATACTTTATGCTCCTCATTGAACACCGTAACAGACGCATAAATTTCGACTTCCACGCGGTTCTTACCACAATACATGTTTATAAAATCTTTTACTCTCATTATGATACCTCCTTAATAATAACACGTTTCTTTGTTTCCCTCTTTTGAGTACAACGGACACAACGTACAGTTATCGTTAGCGGAACAGATAACGGAATGTTTGATTTCAATGTAATAAGTTATGTAAGCATAACGAGTGCTTGTGGAATTGTTGGATTTTACAGTAAATCCGACACCAAACCGTCCTTTATACGGTAGCGGGTTATAGGTTGCATTTTTACGGATGTATCCGTTTGTCATAGACGAGTGAGAAAAAGTATACACTTTAAACTCTGCCCCTACTTTTCTTGTTACATAGAACGGAAGTTCAGCAACGTTATTTTGCATTTTAACAAGTTCTTCATACGTCATTTTTTGATTAATTCTCATTTATCCTCTTTCTCCCCGTATTGCCGATAGGTCAGCAAAGAATTTAATATTGTACTTCTTCTCCAAAAAATTCTTCATATAAATCTTGATAAGTTACCCATTTTGTTAGAAATTTTTGAGTCATGATATCATCGTCTCCTTTTACACTTTTAAAAGCGTTATATAAATCCCACGCTTGTTTACACTTTTCTTTCAGATTTTCTTTCATTTCTAACTCTGTCATTGTTATTCCTCCATTTTTTGTATTATGATTTTCCTTGTTTCTGATATTACAATACCTCTTTTTCTTGAAAATGTCAATTCTTTTTCTAGAAATTTTTCTAGAAAATATCATTACACATAATATGCAAGGCAGTCCGCGGAGCGGACGACCCGTGTCCGTCACCCGCGGACATGAAATGTCTGCCACCCGGAATGCGCGCAAAGCGCTACAGCCTCCGGCGGTCATCGGCGGACAACCGCAC